CTTTATAACTAGTATTCCTAATTTCCTCACCAAAACCTTTTAATATTTGTTTTGGACCCGCCTTTACATTTTCAATCATACGTAGTTTCTCAGGAAGAATATGTTGAAAAAACCCACTATTAGCATTTACAAAATCTTTATTTTTAGCTAAAAATTTAGATTTATTTTCTATAAATCCAACACCATTTTTTAAATACCTCTCTGGCTCAAAAGCTCTTACATAATCTTTTAAACCCTCTATCCCTTTAGTCTTAAACTCTCCTAAACCTTTTTCAGTAAAACGTAATAACTTACCCTTAGTCCCAACTTTGGCTGCTCCTGAACCTATAAATTTTAAAACTTTAAATATTGAGGGTAATACTTGAGCATTTTTTTCTAATTCATCAAAAAAAGCTATATTTATTAATCTTTCTTGTTCTTCTAAAGTCATAACTATACCATTTAAGTAGTAATTGGGTTTACAACTGCTTTCATGAAAATTTTATAGTACCCTAATATAGATCCTGAATTTGGTATTAAATAAATTAAAGGATCTGTTGTTGATAGTAATTCTACTCCAATTCTAGATTCTAATGTTAAAGTATCAATATAATCTAATTTTAATATTCCTTCTTTTACTTCTCTTAATTTTATTTTTGTGCCATTATCAATTATTGTATAATCATGATTCTCAAAAATTTCTGTATCATTAATATAAAGATATGCATTATAATTTTTTTCATCTTTTACTATATATAGCTGTTGAATAAATCCTAAATAAATTTGAATACCAACAAGATCAATTTCACTACTATTTTTTATAATTTGCTCTTGTGATATACTAAGATTATTTATTAATTTAATACCAGCTTTTCTAAGTTCATCTTTATATCCAGTTAAATTTTTAAATACTTTCTCTGCAATAATTTCTGCTTGAATACCATTCTTACTAACAATATTAAAGACAATCTGGCCTCTTAATAAATCTGTATACGCTTTATTTAGATAACCTTTATTTCCTACAGACTGTAAATTTTTATCATTATAATTTATTAAAGCATTAGTAGCATCTTGTCCTCTAACACTATATGTCCAACTAACATCTCCTCTTTGAAGAATTATACTAGGACGAAAGACTGCAACTCCAATATCAATAGCATGCCTATCTGCTATAATTATATTAGTTTTTTGCACATCTGGATCCCAAGTATAAATATGATCATTTGAAAATAAAGCTTGCAAAAAATGTAAAAATACATATTTAATATTAAGTAAAATATTATTATTTATCATAATTCGATTTCTGCGTCATTAAAAAATTTACTGACATCTGAAGCTTCTTCTAAAAGATTAGAATTATTATTTTCTAAAGAAGAATAATCAGCTAAAATTCCTTTATCAGCGATGTCTACAAGAATTGCATCTTTTACTTCCTGTCTAATTATTAAACCTGTTTTTAAATCTACAGCAACATTTTCTACTTGAGTTAATTTCATGTTTTAATATACGTAAAATATATAATTTAGTCAAATTAGCGTTGATTTTTCTCTAAATATAATAAAAGTTAAATTTCTACCATTCATTACTGTGGGTATAATAAGCATATCAATAAGTATTTGTTCTCCTGTAATTTTTTTTATAATCTCATCTTTATAAAATACTTGATTTTTAGTTTTACATATATTTCCACAAGTAAGTGGATTATTAAGTTTATCCAAAGGTTTATAAACATGAAATTCACAAAATGAATGATTTCCTAAATCATTACCATTAGTTGCCCCAAAAAGTTTTAAAGCTTTAAAATTGAATTTTACTATTTTTGAATTTTCTAGCACTATTGTTGGTTCTTGTATTAACTCAAAACTAATTTTATAAAATTCAAACATATACAGTAACTCATCAGTCATTTTGCGCCGGTTATCTTTAAAAAATTTGCTAATTAATAATTTTAAATACTTCATAAGTTTTTCCCATTATAAGAAAGCGTTTTTAATTGACCATTCATAGTACGTAAAGTTTTAAGAGTATCAATAGATACAGCTAATTGTAGCATACTAGCAACATGCGTAAAAAAATAAAATGCAACTTCATCGTAATTTTTTGATGTGTCGGATAGTCGATAAAATGAAATTGTATCTATATCAGCTAATAATAATTTAATTCTATCATTATACACTTCTATATATTTAGAAACTAAAATATTTGGTATTTTATGAAGTTCCCATTTTTTTTCTGCTGTTTCCTCAGCTGTTAAAACTAGTTTTCTTGCGCCTTCTCTAAATTCAGCTGAAGTGTTAAATTTCTCTTTACTAAATTTATGTAATATTTCTTCATAAGCATATAGTAAATCTGTTAATAACACTTTAAATACTTCTGTTTTTCCTTGTGAACTAAGTTCTAAATTTCTTACATTTCCAACTATAAGTTCATTAATTATAGAAAAAACAGGATGGTTTATATTATCATATTCTGGTAAGTCTTCAACTTTTTTATTTTTTTGATTATAGTAAATTTTTAGACCTAATCCAGCAATGCCACTAAGTGCGGTTAAAAATCCTTCCCAGTTAAAAGGACTATTTTTTGTTAATGGTTTTCTTGCAATATACAAGGTTTCCTGTTTTTCATCATTATTATAATCAATATAAAGATCAAATTTATTATTTTTTATAGAAGATTTATTTACATCATTACCAGTAATTAACCATATTAGACCAACTATCAGTATAGTACTAAAAACAATATTTAATCCTATAGAAATTTTATTTTTCATTATTAATCTCACAATATATTTACTTTATAAATAGCATCATCATTTGCTATTAATGCTAGTTGTGCCTGTTGCTCAATTAAATAGCCTAATTTTTTAATTTGTCGTATTTGTACTACTAACCAACGTTTTGCTTCATCATCAACTACTACATCTCTACAATTTAATAAAGGATAGTTTAAAGTATAAAGCATAACATCGCTAGGTTTCCATTCTCCGAACATTAATATTTGATTGTATTTTGGTGCTGCATTAATCATTGCCTTAAAAGGTATAGGTGTAAAATAACCACCAGTCCAACCCGTTCCAAAACACTCTGGGCAGTTTGGGTTTGTATCACGAAATAATGTACTATCCCAACTTTTTGAACAGTGCTCTCCCCAGGTTCTCTTCTTTAAAAGAATAAAGTTTCTAGCTGTAAATTTATTAAGCGACAGCGTTTTCCTGCGTATAATTTCTTTTATTACTTTATCTTTAGGAGAGTTTTTTATATAGGTGGGTTTTTGAGTAAGTAAAAAACCATCACTAGTTTCTAATTTATAATACCAAACTCTGTCATTTATTTTATTTACATTAAAATCTTGATAATCTTCTTGTACTGAATGTTCAGATTTTAACATAGTATAGTCAATTAATTCACCATCAATACCTGAAGATTCAGATCGATATATATTTAATTTTAAATTCTCGGGTACTATAGAATCTGGTGTAAAAGACCACTGTAGTAAATTATTGGTATAATTATTTATAATATTAAATTTATCTAATTTAATCATTTATCATTGATACCAGCTTACTCGTAAATATTCAGAATTAACTTCACCATAACAAGCATCAATATTTGATTTTACATTTAAAAAGTTTATATCTCTATAGTATGAAGATACTAGTATATTAAAATAATTTATATATCTTCCATATTTATCATAATCTTGCACTGTTACCCCACCTGCATCCTGGTATGTTAATGTGTTACGTGCAGATAGAATTCCTTTACTAGTTAGAACCTTTAAAGTTGCTCCTAAGAAAAGTAGATTTATATTAGTTACATCTTTCAACTCAGTAAAGTTTGGTTCATATACAAGGTTATTATTTAACTCATTCACAGTCATAAGTAAAGCCCTGTATAATTCAATATCAGAACTTTCCTGTATTTCATCTAATGTATTTAACTCAGCAGTATCATTTAATTGTGAACGAAATAAGTCAACTATAGGTTTTTCTGCTTCTGGTACAGTTGTTTGTATTAATTTTTCTAATATTGTCATACAATACTCCTATGATAAACTATATTAATATAACTAATAAATATTGTAATAGTCAAGAAACAAAAAAGGCCAGACATATGCTGGCCTTTTATGCACATTTTTAATACACTAATATACTAAGATAAGGATAATTTAGCAACAGATCTAGTATTACCAATACCCATACCAACAGACTCATAAGCTGCCAAAGTAAAGATATTTTTCTTTTTATCAATCCAAAATTTAGTATCATTCTGAATTAAAAACTGCCCAAAGAATTCCGGGCTTGTAAATGCATAAATATTATCTCCAAGTAAACTTGTTTTATTAGATACTACTAACTTACGACCAAACACAGTTGAATATGTATAACCATTAATAATCTGTTCAGAACCTATAGCATCACCTACAGTTGTTGCAGGGTATAACATAAGTCTATTAAACATTTTACTACTCATCAATATTGTTTCGCATTTTAATTCATCGCCATCAAGAAGATCAAATAACCCTTTTAAGTCGTTTCTAGCAATTGTACCATCCGAACTAAATGAACCTGTAATAGATTTACTATTCGGTGTGACAGCTTCTTCTACTGCAATTGCTGATTCAATTTGTCCTAAAAATGCACCATCTTCTATTTTTTGAATATCTAAAACAGCATTTCGTTCAATAACTTCAGTTAAAGGCATATCATATGCTAAAAGCTCTTCTTCTGTTTTTTGGAAATCTTCGCTTGATATCATAAAGAATGGTATTTCGAATCTTTCACCAACTATATAATTTGTAGTTGGGTTACCACGAAAGTTTACTGTCATAGCTTTAGAATCTGGTTCAATCTCAACGATTTTTACTAGACCGTCATAATTAACACTCCTCTGCAAATCTGCCCTTGTTACATACTGTGGGGGAATAATTTTTCTTGCAAAAGATACCTCACGCAATTTCTGGCGAATAAAAACACCGCCCTCTTGAGCAACTTTTAACAATCCTTCAGGAGAGTTAATTTTTTGAACAAAAAGTTCATTAATAGTTCTTACACTAACATTTTCCATTATATTCTACCCTCCTAATTATACTAATACAAATTCAATAACGTTGAATGATTTGCTTAAATGTTTGACACTATGCTGTGCCTTTGTACAATAAGCTACAACTACTGCCGCCCCTGCGGAAGTTACTGTTAATTTACCATTCGCATCAACATAAAGTGGTGCACCAACAGCAGGAGTTCCTACATACTGGTCTGTTAAACCTTTTAATTTACCATAAATAACAGTAACTTTTCCAGTTGCTGCGATATCCGGTGAAAATCCAGCGGTTCCATCTCTATTTGATTCTGACCAAACAGGGAATGCCATGTTACCTGCAGTCGGTTGTTTAACACCGTCGCCGTTCATTTCAACGAACGAACCTGTTTTTCCTGAAAGCAGTGTCCAAGAATCAGCTGTTAAATCAAATCTAGAGACTAAATTTAGTGAACTAAGAATTTGAAGCATTTTGCTTATCCTCCATTATAATTTATAAATCTTCCATCAAGAAACTTTCAAATCTATCTCTTGCGGTTAACTTTTCATAACTAGATTTATTACTAAGTTTAAAAGAGCTCATATTACTTGCAACCTTTGTAAGTTCTGACGCTTTTTTAATTACTTCTATTTCCGTATCAGTTTTAGTAGAAAACTCATGTATTTTATTTTCTAACTGCTCTGTAGCTAATTGTCCATTAAAATACAATTCAAAAGCTAATTTAACTGCTTCATTATTTTTATTTAACTGTTCAGTCAAATTTTTATTTTCTTGTTGTAATTGTTTAATAGCAGTATATGCTAACTTAGTTAAATCATTATTCATTTATTTATTTTTTTTAATTAAAATTTATTATTTAGTTGCTAATTCAGCTTTAAAAGCTTTAGCCATAATAATGCCAGCCTCATGTAATTCAGCAACTTTTTCCATCTGCTCCTGAACTTCTACATCATGATTAATTAAAAGTTGAGCTAACTTAACTACATCATTTTCTTCGTAGTCTTTGCCGTATTCTTTTTCAAGAAGATTATCAGCTAATTCAGCATATTTTTCAAGAACTTCCAATCTTTCATCTACAATATCGGGCTCTTGGTTTGTTGGCTGCTGTGCTGCAACCTTTTCAGCTTCTTTATTTTGTGAAGCAACCATATTTTCATATACACTTAATAATCCCATTTTTATATATTACCTCCAATTAGTTATAAATTTGTTTGTATAAATTTGCTAATATAGTAGCTTGTGCTAATTCTGCTACTTTTTCATTGTCTTCAGTATGTTCTACTTCTTGGGAAAAAAGATCACTAGCAATTTTTTGTATTTCATCAATTAAACCTCTTGCCATTATTCTACCTTTGGCATCACATTCAATCGCCATTTTTTCTAGTTCAGCTGTTTTTTCTGCATCAGTTTTTTCCACATTTTCTAATACAGTATCTTTCGGTTCAACAACCTCTGGTTCAACAACCTCTGGTTCAACAACCTCTGGTTCAACTGACTGATTTGTAGGCAACTGTGTGAATGTTTCTTCAAAGACTTCTTCCGCCGTTTTCTGTCTTTCAAGATCTTTTAGAATTTGATCAATATTTAATCCTACAGCCATTATTTATCCTCCAATTAAATTTTAATTTATTATATCTATATAAAGTTCATCAACTTTTTTTTCTGGTAGCTGGCTAATAAAATTTGCTACTTTATTTAACATTTTTTCACCTTTTACAGCTACAAGTGACCCCAGTATAGCAGTTAAAGCTGGGTGCTTACGCACTATATTTTGTGTTTTACTAATAAGTTTTCCTTTTTGTGCATCGTTTTCATATTTACCTGACATATAGTATGCAAGTGGAAAACTAATCAAAGAATTACGCATAAACTTATCAACACCTATACTAGCTGTCTTGTTAAATGTATTATCCTGTGCCAGCACTGTTCCTAAAGAAACACTCCCAACTAAAACCGGAAGTAACCAAGGATTATTTAGCATAAATTTTCTAAACTCTGATGTACTTTTTTTATTAAAAACTTTTGTATACCCATAATATAATGTTCCTAGAATTCCTAACGGTAAAATTGGATTTTTAACCGGAGAAAGCGGTGGATTTGGTGAACTGCCGAAAAGAGCCCTACTAATGAAACTTCGTTCTACCGGTGGTTGCGGCTCTTGCCAAACTTGTGCTATTTTTTCCAGCTCTCTAGATATAACCAATTCTTTAGTTAAACTTAATTTTGGTACATTAGGCAATAATAATTCAGCTACTTTTGTATTAAAATTATCAAATTTAATATCATTTGGAATAGTATTAGTCTCTTTAATTTGAAATACAATTTTATTACTTTCTAATTCATCAGCCAATTCATTATTTCCAAGATAATATAAAGCTAATTTTTGAAAATCTTCTTTCGTCGGTAAAATTCTCAATACCAACATTGTAGATAAAGTTTCATTTAAAGGAAACTCAGACAATTTACAAAGAACATCATTATCAATTTTATTTTGTGCATGCCGAACTAAATTAACTAGCTGTTTAGGATTTTTACTAACGGCTATATCAGCATCATTAGATGTAACTTCTTTTTTAATTTCTGCTACATTGTCTAGCTCAGCTAATTTAATATAAGAATTTGAATTATAAAAAGCAAGTTTTTTATGGTAATTTGTTGATTCTGGCAAAGAACCATTTATAACTTTTAAAAACCCGGCAGTTTTTTCTGCTGGAATTAAAACAATACTAATATCAAAAAATTTAGGGCGAAGGTTTTTAGCATAAACTTTTCTACCATCAGGTAATACTTTGTTCATTTGTTTTAATAAATGTTCACAATACTCGTTACGATTTTTTGCCCGATTATGACAAATCGAACATTCATCCCAAGGAACCTTACACCCCATAGACACAGAAGGTAAATATCCAGAGTTTAATTTATTAATTACATCGCTAGCACGTTTATCATCTAGTTCTAAAACTAACTCAACTCTATGCATCATATTATTATAGTGCGAATATAAAACTTTACCTAAAGCGATATTAGGATCTTTATTAACATGATGCTTATAAACATGCCCTAAAGCTTCAAATGTCTTATGATATTGTTTTAAGCTGTCTTCAGGAAAGTAATCTCCATTTCTATTTGGACCAAAATATTCCCCTGCCGATAAAGCATTAACTAACGCATACGTTTTGCCATTTAATGCTTTTAAACTTTCAATAAATTCTACTAACTCCTGAGACATACTGGCGCGTTTTTCTAAAGTACCAGGATGAAATAAAGATAATACTTCTGAATTATTATCGCCATAAAAAAAATCTATTTGTTTTTCAAACATTTAGTTATCCTTTTAAAGCTTTATGTATTATATACTTGTCTAACAAGTTGAGACATATATTCGTCTCTAGCTTTATCGGTAGCACCCGGCTTAGAAGTCAACAAACCTTCTTTACTCTTTTTTTGAATGTCTGCTAAAGTACTAATTGTATCTGGCGGTGGGCCACCAAACTCTTCACCCGACATTCTATTTAGTGATTGAGTTATATAAGCTCCAGCTGCTAAAGGGTCTTCTGCCATATGCGGTGCAAAATGATAAAGAGATTCCCAATATTTTGCAACTTTTATTGGGTCTTCTTTTTGTAATTGCGGGTGTGCTTCTAACATTTTTTCAAAGTACTCTTTACTTTTATATTGCTTGTACTGTTTATTAAAAAACTTTATTATAGCATCAGCAAATACAGATGTTGAAACTATTGCTAGTCCAAGTAATATAGATTTTTTAAAATCGTTCAGTTTTGGTACTTTTGGTTTAGCTGCCTCAAGAGACAAACCTCTATTATAATCTAAATCATTTGCCATTGCTCTATAATCAACATAATCACTATTAATATTTCTATTCTTCCACATATTAAGTAATTCTTTAGCATCTAACTTAGTATTTGCTTGTGCAATTTTAATTATTTTTGTATTCATTATAACCTCTTTTTTGCATTAGCCATCGCTTCCATTGCTACTGTCTTAGTTAAGTTTCCAGCTTTAGCTTGATTTTTAATAAGTTTTCCAGCTCCAAAGCCACCGCCTAAAACTAAAGCAGCCCCCGCTATTCCACCAACTTTTAATTTAGTTAAAAGACTACTAGCTTTTTTTATAAGCCCTAATTTATATTCTGTATTTAAAGTGTCAAAAGCAGTTTCATACTCTTGAAAAGTCTGTGCTATTTTTTCAAGTAAAGTTAATTTAGTATCATAATTAAGTATAGACTGATATAATGCTGAATTTTTATTTACCGGCATATTTTCAAAGCTGGCCTTTTTTTCAAAATCATATACAGGCATAACTTTTTTTAAATCTTCTTTTAAAACTTGTGAAAGGTATGTATAATTTATAGGACTTGCTACTTTAATAAGCTCTGTAATATCATTAAAATTTACTTCATTACTAAGTACCGCTTGCTTAACAAAATCATATATTTTATCATATTCTTTTGCTAAATTAACAGCTTCCTCAAGATATGTATTTCCTACATACTCTATAGTTCCATTTAAACGATCTGCTTGATTTATAATCTCATGAATATTAACTGAATCTGTTGCAACTTTTTCATTTTCTAAAATATTTTTATCGTATAAATTAAAAGAAAATTCTAGTCTTGGTTTTAAATCTTGATACTCATCAATATCGTCTTCTTGTGAAGATGCAGTTTTTGTTGTAATAGTTCCATATGCTTCATTAACATCTGCTAATGGAAATTCAATATACTTATCCTCACTTTTATTAATAAGTTTTAAATATGTTTCAATGTTAGCTGTTTCTGCTACACGATACATTTCTTGTTTATTTAATCCCTGCATTTCAGCCAATTTTTCTAAAGACTTTGTTAATGGTATATTATCTCTAACATAAGAATCAGAAATTTCTTTTCCAAATTGTATTAATTCTAATGAATTTTTCATATCTTAATATATCTCCAAAAATTTTAATAGTCAAGTAATTCTTCTTGATCCCGCATTTTCATAGCCAATATTGCATATAAAGTAGCATGAAAAAAATCGTCTGGACCTATATTTATATACTTCATTGTAGTTTGTTCTTCATTATACTCTGCTTGTATATTCATTATATCATCTGCAAAAGGTTTACTATACTCCCATTTTGGAAGAACTACTTTACGCTTCTTTAACATATTAAATAACATTAGCATTGATTGGGTTCTATTTATTATATATGCTGGTAATTTATGATTATATTTACAAAACTCTTTTTGTGTAGCATTGTGTTGAAAAGCAACTACTTTATCATCACCTATTCTAGAACGAATCTCAGCGTTTGGTGCTTCTCCCATTCCATAATCTGCAGCCAAGTGTGTACAATTCCACTCTCTCATTAATCTAGGAATTTCTCTATGAATAAATGAGTAGTCTGCTTCCTTTCCAATAAATTTCTTCATAAACACTACATTATATTTATCTAATCTTTTTTGTACTACAGAAATAGTAGTAAACGATTTTTCGGAATTCATTGGACCATAATCTATACCCATAATTCCTGCATAGGAACGATCTAATTCATCTGGTGTAGTTTTTAAAGGATAATTATTATCACTACAGGCTTGTAACTCCATTTCAGAGATTGGTGATACTCCATCATCATATTCTAACCCCAGCACCTCATTAAAAAATAAAGCTCTAGAGTACCGTTCTCTTTTTTGTAGAATAGTGGTTTCCCAATCAACCCACGGGGCTTCAGCAAAATGAAGTGCGCAAACTCTAAACCCTTCGGACATATTAGGTTTTATTTGAGTGTATGTAGATACCCACTCTGCTTTTAAGCTATCACCGCTTAATTTTAACCCTTTACCACATTTAGAACAAATCACACCATAATTACCTATATTATTTTCTCCTAAAAGATTCCAGTGATTACATGTTGGACATTTAATCATGTATTCATTTTGTGTAGAAGAAAACCAATAATCAGCTAATGTACCTTTCGAACGTTTAGGAGTACCTGCATACATATATTCTTTAATATGAGACGTAAAAGTGGATTCTTGAATAACCGGAATAATTTCTTTCTTTAAATCTTGAACTTCATCAAAAAATATTTTATTAGTTGAAATACCGCGTAATTTATCGGCATTTAAAAGTGCATATTGTAAATATATACGACTTCCATTTAAAAGTGCTTTTGTAAAAACATTTTGAATAACTTTAGAATTAACATAATAATCTTTCAACAATGGGCTTGTTTCTATTACAGGAGCAACTCTGTCATTACTAAATACTTTTGTTTGCTTTACAGTTGGTGAGACATACATTACTTTAAAAAAAGGTTTTGTAGCACAGTCTGTAATCATAATATTAGCCATTGTTGTTGATTTTGCTACTTGTCTAGAAGTCTTCATTACTACTTCTCTAGCATCAGTATTATAAACTGCATGCATATGAGGGTATAATTCTAAACTAAAAGGTTTACCATTTAACCATAAAAATTTTTCTGCAAACTCACTTCTTGTGGTTCTTACTATTTTTTTATTTGGCATTATTTTTTCGTTTTTCTTTTTTTTGCACTGAAGGCTTTACATAAAATTGTCTTTTTTTATACTCATTAAGTATTCCAGTTTTCTCTAAAAGTCTTTTAAATTTTTGTAAGGCCATTTCTAATTCTTCTTTACTATTCCCTACTATTTCTACTTTTAATCCTGGTAAAACTTTAAATCTATTATCTTTATTATGAATATTTTTTACTTTTATTGTATCTAACATTTTTATTTTTGATTTTTTATGAATAAAGGTATACCTGCTAATAACCCTGCAGCTCCAACTATTGCAGTTTTTGGTGTTTTTGTATATAACAGTCTATTAATAATATTACTTTTGCGTCTTATGTTTTCAGCTTCTCTTAAATCGTTTACTAATTTTTTTATTTTTTCTCCATCAAATAACATTGCTTTTCCTTTTGTACTTTTAGATGTTACATCTTTAATAGCATTACTTAAATTATCTGAATTTTCTGCTATATCTTGCATATAAAGAGCTTTAGCATTTTCTTGTTGATTAGTAAACCATTTAATATTTTCATCATAATTTGCATTATGTGCTGCTTTCTCTTTAGTATTTAACAATATTGTAGGAATTTTATAATCACTTTTTGCTAAAGATACTAAGTTTAATCCTGGATTTGTAAACATTAAATCCTTACTAAAAACCTTATTTATAAATTCCTGTTTTGGAACTAATTCTGTTAATTTTACATTTGAATAATTTTGTTTATTAAGAAGATCATGAACATTTTTATCAGTACCTGTAAATACTTCTAATTCATAATTATCTTTTCCATAGTGTTTATCTAAACCTTCAAGTATTTTATTAAAAGGTTGTATATCTAATCTTGATCTTGGTTGCAAAGCTATATTCTCAGGAGTATAAGTATATTCTGAGTGTAATGGATTATCAATACCAAATATGGTGCCGGATTGTGAAGCATTACCATATGAAAGGCCTATCTGTTTTTTAGTAGAATTGGTAGGTACTTTTGTATTTGGAACAGGGATACTATCTGATGGAAGCCCTAAAGTTTCTATTATTTTTTGATTGGGATTACCTTTAATACCTTTACTACCAAATATATATTCAGCTTTTTCAGATGTATTTGTACCCCAACCTAATCTTTGGTTAGGATGTTGTTTTATATAATTATTAATATCAGTAGGGGCATTACCTTGGTCTGCTGCTACATAAATTGTATTTTTATTAGTTTTTAATTTATTAAAATTATCGCTACTATTTGAAATAACTACATCCCCTTTTCTAATTTTATT